GGCGTTCTCCGGTGGTTCAATGCTCCAGTCCAGCGTCAATAAGGCATTCTTGCGCTTGGCCATCTCCGAGAAAATATGCCCGTCACGCTCCAGCATATCCTCGAACAAGTCCGCCTGCGCGGACAGGTCGCCCCGCTCAGCGGCCTCAAGGATATGGGGCAATTTGCGAATGCTCAGCCCCTTGGACGGGTGCATTGGCCACTGGCGGTTAAGCTGTGCGATGCGTGAAGTCTGAGATTCTTTCAGCACTTCACGTTTAAGCGGACGACCGTACTGATCAACGATTTGTCCCATACTACCAACCTCCCGAGCCGAACCGACTGCCACGATCATTATCGTAACCACGCGGAACCGCTTTAAATTCAAAGTTACCCGCACCGGAAATGACCAGCGCCCACAACATATGCAGGGCATCCGGGCCATCATCATGATCGGCTTTGGGGAAATGACGTAATTGTTCAATCAGCGTGGTCTGGCTGGAATGCAGGCGGATCAAACCATTCACCATATGCGGTTGCAATGACTCGATACGTAACAGCTTATCGGCACTAGGCGACACGCCGCGAGCTGGCACAGGTATACCCGCCTTGGCGGAGCGCTTGATTAACTCGGTGCGCAAAAATTCCTGAAATGCGACGGATTCAACGCTCCATATCTGGCAGCGATAAACCTTCTGTAACTCGATAATGTCCGAGATTATCTTATCCGGCACCCGTTTGCGGATGGCTGCCTCGACCACATCAAGAATCCCCGTGTGACGGTTAAAGCCGCCGACCAATAAGGCGGAAGGGTCACGACTGTTACCGCGCAAACCGAGGCTTGGGTCGCAGGCTCCGTAGAAAATCCACTCGGCAAGTCGGTTAACCCAAAAGTGAAACACACCTTCTCCGGCAAAAATCGCATCTTCACCACTGACCGGATCATTCTGATATTCTGCGTCAAAGGTGGCATGGCCATCACGCGCACGGATAAGCATTAAGGTGTAGAGAGGACGGGCTGACCAGGAGACAATGGCCCCCTCGTCCATATCTGCTCGGTGTTGCTGATAGTAGGCATTGGCCAGCATCTCGCCATCCTGCCCGTTGTTACGCAGAATTTCTTCCCACGTATCCCACAGCGACATGTTATCTGGCCAACGAATCAGGGCCTTAAATCGGGCGACACGCCACAGCGGATTTTTGAGTGTGCGGGAAAGGACAGAATCGTAATGCAGGATAGTCCCGATGTAGATAACATCGAGCTTACCACCCGCCGTTCCCAGCGGTAACACGGTCTTCTTCAGCCAGTTCTCCAGCTTCTCGCGTTGCTCCGGGCTGCGGACTTGCTCGTCATTCTCGATATCATCCAGCACCACCAGATCAGGACGGTATGGCCCATGACGCAAACCACGCAGTTTCTTACCGGAACCGGCCACCTGAACTTTAATATCGTTGCGGGTCAGGATAGTCCCCATCTGCCACACACGACCCGCGCCACAGACATCAGGGAAGTCCATCAACAGACGCGGGTTGTACACCAGTTCGGCCTTGATGGCTTCAAGCATCGGATACGCCTGATCAATCGAGTCCATTACGATGACCGGGTAATGCTTGATGCCACAAATGATTGTCCACAGTACAAAGAGCTGACTGACCAGAGTGGATTTGGCTTCACCACGCGGGGCCGCTATCGCATCGTTCTCGCCTTTGGGACTGGCGACAATTTCCGGCAGACGGCTAAACAGATATTTATGCAGTTCGCTCTTATCTTTATGGCGCACATAATGCGGGAAATAGTTCTCGATAAAGAACTCATACCCCGTTACCGGGTCTTTTACCTGCTTGTGACGTTCAGCAATAGCCGCCGCTGAGGGGTCAAAACCCACATCCTCGGCTTCAATGGTTCTGCGCAGACTGGCTGCGAGGTCTGCCAGTTCGCTGGCAAAGTCACGCGCGGTGAATTTCTTCGCCATAGGGCTATTCCAGCGCCTTATTAATTTCGTTAATAAGACGGTCACGGGCTTGATAGGTCAATTCGCCATAACCCGCATCCGCATGATGTTTCCCTGTTGATGTCGTCACAACGATATAGCCATTACAGTTGACTTCTACGCCGAGAATATCGCTGGCCATAACACTGTGATTACTGGTCAACTGGATTAATTTATCAGCCATAATGCTTCTCCACTTCATCACCAAAGGGTTCTAATATCTCGACGAACGCGGCTAAATGCTGGGGATGCTTCTCAGAAATAAAGATGCTGAGTTTCTGAATAACATCCAGCGCAATAGCCAGTTGACTGGTTTCCGGCAGTATCTTCTTGCTGGCAGATATCGCCTTGTTAAAGGCATCAGCCAGACTGGCCAGTAATTCGACCCGCTGTTGTGCCGGGATGTCTGAATTACAGTTGAGCTGTTCCAGCGTGGTCTGGTACTGTGTGACCAACCCGGTAAGAACTGCCCGGCCAATATCCTCCAATCCGCCACCGGCAATGACGTGAGCCGCCCGCAACTTATCCCAATCGTCCCCGTTGTCCTGCGCCTCTTTTTTCCAGCGGCGAGCAGTCACAAATGACACCGCCGCTTGTGCGGCAGCGATTTCCAGCGACATCTGGCCGAAAATATACGACCTACGCAGTCTGTCCCGTGTTTCCTGCGGATGCGCCATCGTTACAGCCCCAAACGGGCTTTAATAAGCACGATAGCCGTCGCAATAAGGCCACCGGACAAACCACCAGCAATGGCTCCGGCCACAGCACCACGGCGGGTGGCTTCGACCTGAATTGCCGTCATATTGGTTTCTATCCGATCAAGTTTTAAATTGATGTCAGCTAATATCTCCAAGTCCTGCCCTGGAATAAAAAGCTGGTCTAATTGGGTGCTGATTTTTTTCAGCGCATTAACTTCACTGTTGACGGCATTAACACGTCGACTCCGGCGTTTTTGGCGTGGTTTCATTTGTCTGCCTTCTTATCCAGTTTTCCATCAATACGATCAATCGCGCTTCTGACATCACGTAATGTGGACATCATGAGGTCAAAGTTTGTTTTGGCATCTTCACGCCGCTGATAATCGGTTTTTATTGTTTCAACCGATTTTTCTAAATTAGTAATATCCTTTTGTAATTCCTTTACCCAAAGGCCAAAAACAGCGGAAACTATTCCCAATAAGATTTGGAACCCGAGATCTAATGTCACTTGGCACCGCCCGAATAATATTTATTGATTTGTATTAACTGCGTTTCTAATTGCTGGCACCACTTTCCGTAGTCTGTGGCGTGGGCGAGAATATCTTCTGGTGGTAACCCGCTATGGGTGGGCTGGGTTTCACGGGCAGTTGGTACAGAACCGCTGGCGGTGGGTTGCACTCGCTGATCACAATCGGCGTAGCCAAGGGCTGACTGGTAGACGCACAGGCTGTTAGGCCCAAGGCCAGTATAGGTAGCGCCATCTTTTTGAGTCGCATCATTGATTTGCCTCTTGAGTCTCTGGTTATCGCTATACAGCGCGTTGATTTTGGTTTGCAACTCAGCAGACAATTTATCGGCCAACTGCTGAGCGGCTTTCTGACGTGCCAGCGCGGCAGTCAGGGCGGCACTGGCGTCATTAGCGGCCTGAGTTTTTTCTTCCGACCTGGTGGTTTTAGCATTGCTAAAAGCCAGACGCTCATCAGAAAGCTGCTTGCCGTAAATCAATGCCGCCAGTGCAAACCCCGCAGCGGCAGCAACAAGCATCGCTAATAAGGGTTGCCAGTAGGCTTTAAGGAGCGTCCGCAGAATTAGCACTGGAGACCTCCTTATCACGTTTGAGCGCCTGGTGTTTTGATGCCTGGCTTTGAGTGACCCACGCGGCCAGATACAATCCGAACCAGATATCACCGGACTGGCCAAAGATGGTGGCCCACAGTAACGCGAGAGAGGACACGATAAACGCCCCCACCAGAGTGGTATCTGAGGTCGATAGCCGCCCGGATGAAGGATTAGTGATTAATTCTTTGAGGGTTTTCATTATGGACATAGGACACGCTCGGCAACTAATAAGCGGGCCTGACGGTCAGCAAGGCCATTGCTGCCGCCGTTAATCACTTTGGTTAAGCGAACAAAGCTACCGTTATCTGCATATGGGTTGCAGTTATTAACGTGCCAGAACCAGCCAGCAGAACGGGCCGCATACTCATCTTGCAACAACAGGTCAGGGTTAGTTATAAGGTCGATTTCTAACGCATGGCCGCAGCGGTAATAGTTATCCAGGAAGGTGATTTGCTTCAGGCCACGGCCACGGAATTTCCAGCCATCTCCGGGCGCATTATTACCATAGCGTTTACTGTAAACAAGGTTAGCAATGGCTTTTTGACGTTCAATAGGGACAACGGTTTCACCGGGCTGACGGCCCAACATCGCGCATTGACCCACAGTTAAACGGGTATTAAAGGTGGCTTTTAAGCCCGCTACGCTGTAGTTAAATGATTCGACCAGTGTTTTAAAACCAGCGCTTTCATGCCCGACCTGAGCAATAAATGCAGCCTGGCGGCGTGGTGTATCGATACCGAATTCATTCATGGCCGACAAGATATGCGGATACCAACGCGATGCGAGCGCGGGAGATAAAGAAGCGGCAAGTTGAAACTGTGATAGGGAGATTTGCATGACACCATCCAATGGGTTGGGATGGTGTCAGTATTGCTACGGGGGCTTTATATAATCAGTGGAAGGGGTTCAGTGGGGAGCATCAATATCAATAATAGCTAAGTCGTCTTTTTTATTGGAGGTCGGATGTATAATATCATCCTTGCATTCTTTTCGAGCCTCTTCATACATTTTTTTAGCATTATCTAAGGTTGCAACATTGGCGCTTGAACGCTGAAATATTTTTTCTTGCCAGTAAAATTGAGCAAATGTACCCATTTTCAAACAGCCATGAAATGGTGAGGCAAGGTCTGAGGCGGGGCCAAAAAGCTCCTCGCTTTTAGATACTAAAGTGCTCATATCTTTATTGATAGCCACTAAAAATGTGGAGTTGCCATTGTTATATTCGTTGATTGCGTTATCCGTGCGGCTAATCAAACGTTGAGTTTTAGCATAAAACTGTTGGGCTTCCTTTTTTAAATCCACATTTTCCAACGACTTTTCAGCGGCAATTACACTAATCGGTATCATTGCTAAGACCACTAAAAAATAATTTAATCCCTTCATTTGTATTTTCGTCCTATTTTAAAATAAAGAATGTTGTTGAGTATCCATAATATTTTTATTCTTCTCTAACAATCCCCAAGCGAACCTATCAGAGAAGCCATATTTAGGGCATAGCTGCGTCATTACCATCAGTGAGGAGACGCCAGTGTCACGCAACTGCGCAAATTCAGCCAGGAACGAACGGTTACGCAACTCACGCAATGCCCGATCACAACGAGGGAGGTAAAGAACCTCCCCACCAAAGTGCTTGACCAACAGTTGCGCGTTCTCATCACCAATGGTCTCACGTAACAACGTGGCGCGGGCTGCGCCAAGTGCGCGCAACCCTTTACCAATTGGGAAGGTCGTGCCGCCCAACTTATCGAGCAGGCGGGCTGTGGCTGGATAACCGATCAACTCGGCAATCTGCTGGACAGACTCTGGCAATAGCGCTTTAACCTGCTCGATATCCATCATGATTTCCCTCGACGTTTGGCATCGATAATCAATGCCTGCATCAGTTTTGTCAGTTGTTCCAGCGGCAACCAATCAACATATCTTACCTGAAACATATGTTGCGCCATAGATTCAGCATAATCCCATGGTCGGTTTGCGTCAGCCAGAAGTGCCTCAATCTTACTGAGTATCGTCTTCTTACTGGCGGGAACGCTGGGGCGACGTCCGCGTTTTGGGGTCGGTTTAGGCTCAAATCCATGAGCCCGCATATAAGCCACAATACGTTCTTGCTGCTCGATGGAACAATGAGCCGAGCTGGTTTTACCGGTAAGTCGATAAATAACATCGCGGTATGTTTCATCGTCCCAGGCTAAAGCAGACTTACCGACATGAATAAGCTGGATCAGTTTTTTGTCCATAACGCCCCCAGTTGAGTCCGTAAACGATCACTGACTTTTGTCGCCAAGCCCAACCGGATAAGCCAGTCAGATAGTGTATCCATCGCCTCGGCTGGTGAGGCATGCCAAGGAAAGTTATCAAAACCCACCAGAGCAAACCACTCGTTATTGAGAGAAGTTAAGGTTAATGATTGTTCAATAACAGTGTGTTGGTTTTGATGCGTCACCAATAAGTTAATCAAAGCGGAAGAACCTACAGAGTACGGGCTACTGTGTTCAAACTTAGTGATGTGTTGGGTTAATTTCCCGCAGCCAGTCAGTAAATCAGCAGTATCCGCTGGAGAGTAACCGCCCAATTCAAGCAGCTTTGCCCGCGAGGTGGTAATCTCATCAAAAGCCGACTGGAGGACTTTCAGCAGTTCTTCGCTGTAGTCTTCAGCCAACGCTAGGTGACTTTTTAACAGACCCAAATTAGTCATTTTGCACCTCATCCAACTGAGCGTGACCGGTCACATCTGTAAGATTTAAAGTGCGTGACTCACGATAAAACCAACATTGTGATTCACCTACAAACGCTGTATTGCAACCCGCAGGTAATGGCAAATGACAATGATTGCAATTACCCAAGGCCGCCTCTTGCCGCTCCAGTCGCTCACCATCACAGAAGATTAACAGCTCAACATACTCGCTAGGGATATATGGCTTACGACCAGGATTGCGGCGCTTACAGCCATCCAGCAGCATTTTAAACCCACGGTCAGAGATAACTATTTCAATACGATGCTGGCCGAACTGTGACTTTGCGCGGGCGCGGGAGAGGCGCTTACGCGCCGCTGCCTGCTCTTTACTATTGTGCTTAGTCATTGTAGTCATCCTCGTCGGCGGCAAGGCGCTCTTCAAAAACCATCAATCCCACGGGCCAAAACAGCATGATTAGCATGAAGGAGATACGTGGAGTCTCCTTTTTCATCCAACCCAACCGCCGCAGAATGCTGGCCCAGCAATAACCAAGGTAGATGTAGGACGCTACAGCCCAACAGATTAAGGTGATTTCTCTAATGGTCATCATGCCTCCTTAACCAATTCTGATTGTTCAAATCCTGCCTTTACAGCATCAACAATGCGGGATAAATATCGATAGGAAGGGTTTTCTACCATCGGCCAATTAGCGTAATAAGGATCATCTCCCAGCAAATCAGCTAAATCAGAACCCGATAGCCATTTGCAAATATCTGATTTGACATCCTCAGAGGAGACAGCCGCATCCCAATATTCCCGGGCTTTTTCTTTCGTAATGTCATTTGCGCGAAGTAACCTGATAATCTCTCGTTTCACAAAAACAATGTTTGCATCATTGTCGTCGTCAACTGACTTATCTAACTGGGGAGATAAATAACCGATAAGATAATCATTGTCACAACGTCTGAAAAACTGACTGATTGTCTGGCCTGACATCGCGAACCACGAGGCCGTCCATGCCTTTCCGTAGCAAGTGATGGTAATTTTCCCTTTGCCTGGCTCGTAGTCATCAACTAGAACCTCAACAGGGTCAAGACGTTCCAGACCAGAGAGACGCATTTTCACTGATTGGCTGATTTCAATTTCCATTAGACTCTCCCACAGATGCAATGGTTGGTTTCAGATGCTCAATGCTCAGGCCACCGGCGCGGCCATTAACGCTAACCACCACAGCACCATGCCCCAATGCCCAAGCCTCAGTGCGGGTGACCACCTCAACGCTGTCAGGGATACCCCTGTTAGGGAAATAGTTGAAACTGCTACCAACGGGGTATTTTTGATTGAACCTTTCGGCTGACAACCCTTTTAGAAAATGGCTCATGGCTTCACCTTCCACTGTTTTTTATGGTGTTCAACGGCTTGCTTCATGGCAACGCGCTGCTGGTTCTTGTGAATCGAATTCCCACGACTATCAAAGAAGTTGAAACGCGATTTACCGGGCAGATTGGGATACTCGATCACCACGCTGCCATCCGTCAGGGTGTAAATACGCTTATTGCCGTTATCCTGATATTCCCGGCTGCTGACATGGGCTTTCATGAGCGGTCTCCCCAGCCTTTGAACCTGGCCGCGTCACAGAACCGGGCGCGGGTAAAACACCATTGCTCATTGACGGCCAGCATGGAGGCGTCGGCGGCTGCTCGCCAAACGGGTAACGCATCGGCATATTTGAACTGTTTTTCGAGGGCCGCGGCTTTCAGCGCCAAAGACATAAACTCGGGGTTGGTGACACCCAAAGGCAGGCAGCGCAATTTTTTGGTGCTGACTTTTTTACTGGCGGGTACATTTTTCCAATGAGACAAACGGGGGGTACCCGGCGATTTTGGCGTGACACCGGCTACCCCTGCCATAGCGTAGCAACGCATATTACCGTTCCAGCACCGGCTAACATGGCCTTTGCTGATATCTTTGGCCAACAGTGCGCCGACACGCGCAATGGGTAAGCCAGTAAAGTTGGCCAGTTCGCGGCCAGTGGCAGAACCCAGTATTTTCAGTGCCTGGCGCAAAGAATCGGTTTTAGACAGGTTTTCCATTATGACCTCCCAATCAATGCAGGTTGAGAATCAGTACCATTGACTGCGTGGAGCAAGCTGGCATCTTTACCCGCTCGATATCCAGTATCCGCAGCATCATCAGCCCCGCGACACTTTTTGGCTTCTCGCATATCGCCTGATTGCAGCCCAATATCTTTCTGCAATTTACGATGGTAGGCAGTGATTAAGGTTGCCTCTGTATCTGTAACCGTAAAATCTTTAATGACCTGATAAGCGCCTATTACCCACCCCTCACAGAAGGTATCCCCTCGGGCTATTTTAGTGCTGGCTTTAATGCTCTTGCGCATTGACGCGGTATATTCACGGCGGGCTTTCATCATTTGGCGAGAGAGTACGTCAAAGGCATAAGCTGCTATTTGTGGGCGTTCATTCGGGCCGTAGAAAATAACCTGACGCTGAGCGGTAGTGTAATAATTACGTTTAAAGGTCATATAACACTTAACGCCGAAAGCCCGACAGATGATACCTGCCAGCAGCCCCATATATTTAGGGACAGCCTGAGCATGAGAGGGAGCGCCTTTACTGCCTGCCTCGTTGATTTCCATCAAGTCGATATCAATGGATGTCAGACCATGCTCACGCATCAAGTTTTGGGCCTGACTCATCGCATTGGCAGCTTCATTTGGATTGGTACTGTGCTTAGCCAAATTCAGCAGTTTCTTAATTTTGGCGAGATACTTTTCTTTATTCATGATGATGGTTTTCCATGATTTTGGCGTAAGCGCGCCCCTGCGGGTTTACGCCATGTTTAAAGATGATTTAAAAGCGAATTAAATTAGCCCGCAGGCGTTAATGATCCCGTATTAGCAAAATAAGGTTCTTTATTAATTTCCACGACAGTTGCTGAATCAAAATCATGGGCTGGGCCAACCGTTTTTACTGATTTGCCCCCGCGTAAAAATTTGCACGGTTGGTAGATGAAAACCTTACCCACGGGATAACGCCGATTAAACTCTTCAGCTTTCATATCAGACTCCAGAGATATCAAGGGAGATGGCCTGATATTGGTCACTGTCGCCAATACGCTCATAAACCCGGACATAGGAACGACTGCCGACAACCTGCACCGCTTCACTGATTGCATCCATCGCCCGTAACCAGCGTGAGTCCTGAATGTCATAACGACGCAGGGCCAAGACTGCCCCGGTATTGATCTCACCCTCTTTATCCGAGGAGAAGGCCCGGTTAATTAAGGTATGAATTTCAGGCCGCGCACCTTCAACCCAATCAGCAAGGCATTCATCAATAAGCGCTTTAGCGGCTTGCAGGCGCTCATCAAAGGCAATGCGGTCTTGCATGGCCCGCTGGATTTTATATTTACCGTCAAAGGTATATAGCGTGACGTTGCCTTTTTTACCGCCCAGTGAAATATTGTATTCATTGGCTGACAGGTCAACGAACGCGGCGATGTCAGCAAAGGTGGCCAACTTAAACTCGGTCAGCATTTTGTTAACGACCAGTGCGCGATTGATAATGTCCCCCACTAATGTGTCGCGCATTTTGTCGATATCTTTAACCAGAGAGACTGGGGTCAGAATACCTTTAGCATCAACCCAGTAACCCTCTGGAGCGGCCTTATCAGTGAATTGTTTGTTATCAGTGGACATGCTTTTTACCTCGTTTGGTTTTAATTAATGCTTCGTGAGCTTTGATTGAAATATGCCCAGCCAATCCGTTAGAAACGGCTTTGGCTATTGCTAAATCATCCTTACCGTCTTCTTTTGATGCTTCACACCGACAATCAACAGCTAGCCGATTCTTACTGTCAGTCATAATCTCAATGATTATCTTTGCCATAACTGGCTATCTCCAGATGATATGAGCGCCGCGCCAAATGGTCATTTTGACCAGGCTACGGACACCGTTACGGGTTTCGGTTATCTCAACCGCACCTTGTTCCCATGCCTTAAAGGGGCGATCAACTTCGATGATCGGACGGCGTAAGCGGGTGTTTAATTCCACCACTTTAATACCGGCGCGTAATAAGCGATTAATAGGCTTCATTAAGGTCGGGTTATTAATAGGCAATTGGCACATGGCTTATTCCTTAATTAATTAACATTTTGGCAGCTTGGCGAACGGCACCGACACCCACGGGTGTTTCATTGATATGGCTAAGGCGAATTGCACCGCGCAGTAACTTAAATAAGCGGCGGGCATTGCCTCTTGATTCCTGATAAAGCGCCTCATTGATATCATCTGCTACCGCAGGCAATACACTTGCCGCAATGGCACTGACATCATCTTTAGGCAGGGCATTACCGATATTGAGTGCAAAGGCCACACGGCTATAAAGCTGGACGAATTCGCCACGCTTACCTTTCAGGTTAATCAACAGTCGCGGCATACCAACCAGGACAACGCCGATACCGCTTTTATCGTGCAGACGGCGCAGCACTTCCAGTGATCGATGTGGCAGCAACTCCCCCTCGTCAATCAACAAGACATAGCCCGAATCACGTAATTTATTGGTACATAACTCAAAGGTTTCATGCATGTTGCCGCGAGGGGATAGCCCTAAACGGTTACAGATCTCTTCCAGCAAGACGCGAGCGGTAAAGCTGGGGTCAACTTCGATTAACAGCGCAGTGGAGTTCTGGCTGGCGTAAGCCTTTAATGCCATGGTTTTCCCTAACCCAGCCTCGCCGTAAATCACATTGATCTCACCGTCAACGTGGGCCATACGGATAATTTCCAGCGCTTTTTTGGATGCTGACGTTGCAACAAACTTCACGTCTACGCGCTGGGCTTTATCTTTCTCGCGAGTGCGCTCGAGGAAAGCCTGTACCTCACTATTGACCCTGTCCAAATCCCCGTTATATTTATCTTGTAGATATTGATTGACGGTGGCAGTACTCATACCGATAGCGCGTGAAACCTGTGTTTGGTTGAGGCTTTTACGTTCCATCAGCTCTATAAGGTCATTTTTAATTGTCATGATTTAATTCCTATGTAGTGAATGAGCGGCATTTGATGGGCGTCAAATAGCCGCTTTTTTATTGCCATGTACTTTTAAATATTCATCGCGATCAGATTGGAATAAGAACATCTCTTCCCGGTCATCATTAATGCGTGAGATATCACCCTGGATAAGCGAACCAAAATCGGGTGCATCATCGGCAGTCAGTACCGGATTAAGCTCGGCGTTAATCTCTTCGGCTTTTTGCTCAACCAGTTTCATGCGGCGGCTATGGCGGTCTTTTGCCACTTTCTGGACGTAATCCACAGGGAAGGCGGCGCGGGTATTACCATTCACAATCGCAGTACAGATAAACGAGCCATCAAGGCGGCGAACGGTAACGCTACTGGCATCGTGAATATCGAACTCAACCAGAACTTCTTCGCCATCAACCTGAATTAAACCCTCAGCAAAATATTGGTTATTGAAGATAGACAGCCAACCGCGCTGGGCGGTACGTTTGACTTGCGGACGGAACATGTCGCGCAACTCGATATCGGAAAGGCGATCAATGGTCTCGCTTGCCAGCAATAACTGGCGGTACTCCGTAGCGGTATAGTGTTTACCATCGTCACGGCGGGGTAATTCGCTGTGCCGGTGGGTGGTGTTATAGGCTTCAATTTCATCTTCTATGGCATCGATAAGCTGCTGCCATGAGGGTAATTTAGCCATCGCCGCCTTTTGGCGACTGTTGAGCTCTTTATTCTTCCCCTGTGCATTGAAGGCTGAATTAAGGTCAACGCTGACCATACGAACCGTTTCGCGGTCAGCAGATTTACCGTTATAGGTGGCAAATTTACGGGCGATACGGGCAGGAATTTCGCGGTTAAGCCGCTCAATAATCCCACGCGCCTGCGGGTTACCGGGGATACCTGTAGGGTGCTCCACACCAAGACGCGATAAAATCCCCGTAATATCAGCATCTAATACGTTTGCGGTTTGACCTGCACCGTTATCTGAATAGTAAATCAGGGGTATGCCGTGACTCTGCATACCGTGGCGCAGTGCATCAGCCACAGCGATCACGTTCTCAGCCAGGCTCAGACTCCAGCCGACGACATAACGTGTCCGGCCATCAATAACCAGCGTGATTTCGGGTGTAAATGGACGACCATGGTCAGGGTGTGCCACTTTCATTTTCATGCTGTGGCCATCCCCAATCCAAACGCCGTTAACAGGCATTTGTGACCAGTCACGCTTCACATAGGTATTCAGCGCTCGCATGGCAGAACCCGTAACACGGCCACGTTGTTTAACGACGGTTGGCAACTTGTCTAATGCCCGCCGCACGGCATAGACAGAAGGAATTGCGGCGAGCATGGCGGGCTGGTCTGCATACTGCATTTGCCAGTCATGCTCAAAGTTCTCGTAAGCCTCAGCAATGCTTAATCCGTTGGTGGTGCGGTAGTGCGCCATAAATAGTGGCATCCATTTAATGCGCTCAACGGGTTTGCCTTTATTGTGCCTTGGAGCCAATAAAACCAGACGCTCAGAGGGCGTGGCGGCACGTTCATAGTCAACAACCCAACCATTCAGGGTGCGGGTACTGACGCCTGTGCGCAGACCTTTACGGGCATTGGCCATCGCGGCTGCTTTCTGCAAGTTCTCAGGCAAATTATTAGAACGTGACTGGTCACAAATATAATTAATGGCTCTAATGCGTGACAATCCGGCGTTCTGTAAATTGATAACCTCGGTCACCAGAGTGGCGCGGGCATCCGCAATATCACGCTGTAACTTGGTCAGATTGCCGGTGCTACGCTCCAGCAGGGCTGGACATTGGCGCATAAGGTCTAACTCATGCTTAGCTTTTACTCTTGGGTTTAAATCGCCGTTAAATGCCGCTTTAACGGCTTTTTTCTCTGCATTTAAAAGAGAGTTAAGGTGGCGCTCGTTGATTATGCTTTGAACGTCAGTGGGTAGGCTTTCAACCAGATACTCGTAACTTAACCCTTTAACCCCGGTTAATTTTCTGCGTGTCCATCCTTCATTTTTGGCTTTCTTGCCCAACCCTTGTGGAGTTTTGGGCAAACCATTAACAGACAGTAATTCATTCAGGGTTATCCAGATCATTTGCCAGCCCTCACTGCATGGCGAGATGGCCAGATAACGGCAGGGGATACGCCGATAGCATTTGCGATAATAACTTCTGCTTTCGGGTAAGAACCTCTGAGGGCATTTCTCAATGTTGATGGGGCCAGACCAGCATCGACTGATAGAGATGTCAGTGACAGCCCCTTTTTGTGTATTGCGGCAACAATATCCGCTCTATGCCAATCAGTTTCTTTCAT